TTGTGCAGTATATCCACCAGAAATTTGTTCGATTATGTTTAAGTTGGTGTTAGTTTTTGTTCCCCATGTACCGGCGTTTTCACTAGTTGCCATTAGTTCTACACCGAGAGCCGTATAAGTTGATGCCATAATTTTGTTCTCCTAATTAGTACCTTTTTTTAATTTGTTTTAAACACATTGTCAATAACATATTAAATTATTCTCCCATTACAACACGAGTATAATTACCACTTTGTGTATTTGTAACTGAACTATAATTACCACTTTGATCACATGTTATTCGTTCATAACCAATAGGTGCTACATTACCTACACTAGCAGTTGCTGATACTCCCGTCAATCCCATACCTTGATTAACTATAACAGAGCCTGTTGCAGAAGTTGTTGAAACTCCTGATAATCCCATAACATCCGCAGGTGTTAAAGCACCTGCTGAAGAAGTCATAGAAACTCCTGTTACATCTATAACAGGATTTGAAGCAATTGTTAATGAACCAACAGCGGATGTTGTACTTAGTCCTGTTAATCCCATTACTTGATCTGCAGGATCTATTGTGCCAACAGAAGATGTCATTGATAAACCTGTTGGACTTACAACTACACTAAAATCTATACTTACAGATCCAACTGTTGAAGTCGCACTTTGGCCTGTTGGAGTTAATGCAACATCTGATATTGCGGTTGGTGTTCCAACTGTTGATGTTGCACTTAAACCAGTTAAACCTAATACGCTTGCAACATTTAAATAATATTCACCACCCCAACCAGTTGTTGCAGATCCCCAAGTTTGTTTGCCCCAACTTACATCTTCTCCAATACCTGTAGTTGCTTCAACACCAGTTAATTCAATTGTTAGTCCAGAAGCTCCCCAGTTTTCAACACCCCAACCATCTTGTCCCCAACCAGTATTAATTTCAGTAGAAATTGTAGGTGAACCTATTGTTGAAGTAGAAGAAACTCCAGTAAGTGTAAAAGTTACATCATTAAGTTCTCCCCATTCACCATCATTCCATGCTTGTGCACCCCAACCTAAAGAAAATGCTTCTTCAATTCCCCAAAGATTGGCACTCCAATTTCCTGCTCCCCAAAAATCAGAGTTAGGTGTGTTTGCTTGACCACCCATGCCTCCATGATTGGTACAATAGTAATAAAGAGTTGGTGCACCAGAAGCTACTTCAATTTGTGTGTAAGCTCCAGATGATCCTGGAGTTCCATTTGTTGTAACGTTAGTTGTATATTGTGTTCCACCTGAAGCATCTGCGGCTGTTGCAAATCTTAATGGGTGAGTTCCATTTGTAGAATCTGATTGATCAAATCTAAAAGTTGCACCTTCAACTAATTCTAAAGTAGGTGTTTGAACGCCATCAATAAAATATTTATTGCCGGAATCAGTGCTAACTACTGTTACTGTAAATGTTCGGGTTACCGACATAAGGATTTCCTCCTTATGCTATACGAAGTATTGCGTTAGATGCGTCTGCTGTTGGAAATTGAATTGTAAAAGTTCCACTTGTTACAGTTTTGTCTGAGCCAAAGGCTATAGCACAAACTGCTCTATCAGCGTTTGTATCATTATAAATTAAACAACCATTAGCTGTGAATGAAGCAGAAGTAAAACTAAGGTCTGCAAAATCACAACACGCAGTGTCTGTAGATAAAGCAGGAGTTACACTTGTAAGTGCTGCACCACCTGCAGAATAAGCAGATCCAGATGTGTTAGAAATTTCGTTTGTTGCACTGTATGCTGTTGTAGATTTATTTAAAGTAGCACTACTTGTGTATAAAGCTAATTTAAAAGTGTTTCCGGACGATGCTGTAAAATTATGTAAAGCTTGTAAAACTTCTGCTTTAAAACTGTTACATACTGCTGATGTTATTGCCATAAATTTTTCTCCTAATTATTGAGGCGGTGACTCGATTGGAATTCTTATTGTACCATCCGTGTAATCGTCTCGTCTTCTTCTTCCAATTTGCATTGCTGCAAACTTTTGTAGTTCAGTTTTATACTTCTGTTCGTATAATGTCAACATGTCTGTTGGACCTTTTAAAAATCCATATGCCTCTACTAAACAAGCATATAACAGACCTTGAGGGAAATTTAAACTAATATAATTTGTTTGATTACTAGACTCTAGAGTATCTGGCATTTTATTAAAATATATTCTATATATATAATTAGCGTCTGGAGTAGGGGCTACATAAATACCTCCTGATGTAGTATCAGATAACCCTGTTGCTCCACCAAACATTGAGTAATATTTAGGTTTTCCAGTAACATCTGCACCTGATGTAGTTGATCCTTCTGGACCCGTTAATCTTCCTACAAACTCACTTAAAAAAGTTTGATCTCGTCTTTCCAACCATGTACCTTGTTCAGTAGAATTAGTAGCACTAAATACTTCTATACCTCTAATAAATAAAGCCCCTGCTGGAACTCTAACATTATTTACATCTGTTGCAAATGTACCTTGGTCCACGAATCTGTCTGAATCCATAGGTAAATCCATCATAATTCTTTGTTGAGCGTTTAAAATAAAACTTTCTAAAACATCTGTTGTAAAAACGTTAGAATCTACTTCTGTGTAGTTTCTAATTTGTGTAACTAATGTATTGTAACTAATTCCTGACATAACTAACCTCTATCATTAACGGGTCCAATTGTACATTGAAAACCGCCTCCTGTTGCTGTGCTTCCAGCGTTAGATACTAAAGGCACTGTTATAGAATTATATTGTGTTTCTGTAGCTTGTGTTCCATTAGGTAATGTAGGACCAACTTCTACTGTAGTTGGAATTGCTGTTGCTAAATAAGATCCAAAAACTTTTGCTCCGTTTGCGTGAGTTGTTGCCGTAGTATTAGAAAAAGTAATCCCTCTAAAAGGAGCAGCTGTTCCTCTTGTTAATCCAGATAAAACTCCTGTACCTGTATTGTTACCTGTATATTGAATTGTTTCATTTATGTATCTTCCAAAATTTACACTAGTTGCATCTTGATCTACTTTTTCTATTACAATAAAACCAGCGTTTGGAAATGCTGCAGAATTAGTTAAAGTTAAAGTATTAACTGTATCATTAATTGCACCATTTAAAGTTGTTTCTAATTCTAAAGTTGCAATTGCAACACCTCCTACTATTTCTTTAACCGATTGAAATCTAACATAAGATGTTCCTTCGTTAATTTGATTAGACGGATAAGATACACTTAACGTTTGAGATCCACCTGTTGTAGTAAATGGATTGTTAGGTAAAATATCTTGTACTGGAAACTCAACTCTTGCAGGTCTTGCATGCATTAATCCTTGTGGATCAGCTCCTACAGGATGTGGTTCTAATTGTGGTTGTTTTGGTTCAAATTCAGATTGATGTACCCACGCACCTGTCCATTCTTTTACCATTTCTCTATATGGAAAAGCTGCTCCTGATCTATCAGAGATTGCTAATGCTCTACTACCTTTTGCAAATCTAGCCATTATATATTTGGATAGTATGTTTTTGGAGTAATGTATGTGCTTGATGCAGAACCATCTTCAGATAATGCTCTAGCAAGTTCATCCTCGTATAACAACTTCATCTCCTGTGTTCGTTGTGGTGCAAACTTCATAGATAAGTAATATGATAATCCTGCAATCATACAGGGTACAAATCTAAAAGGTGTGTCCGTTGCGTTAGTATAAGCTCCTGCATCTTCAATTCTTTTAACATAATAAACATTTAAAAAATTTGATGCAGCAGTAGAATTAGGTAAAGGATAAATTGTAAGTGTAACTTTATCAATAAATCTTTGTACCCAAAATTGTGAAGGTGTTCCATTAGAGGCTTTGTTTGCGGTTGCAGCATATGCATCTCTTGCAACTTTAGTTAAACCTGTATCTGATTGATTTGTTGTATTGTAATTTTGTCTATACGAAACATTTAAAATATCAGTAATACCATAAACGTCAGCAACTGGCACGGTTGTTGCTTGTGGTGAAGCTGCAGCCGCTGCTGCGCTATCTACAGAATTTCTATAGAAAGTATAAATACCAGCACCTTCATCAGTTGCATCAACGTTAGTTGTTGATCCTGCTACTAAATTAATATTAGTATTTCCTACTTCCCAAAAATGTATTCCTCTATTACCCCATTCTTGAAAAAGAATGTTTAATGATCTTCGAGCAGTTTTTAATTGATGACCAGCTGTGCCCTGTAATCCAAGACGTTCGTATGCATCTTGAATAATTTCATCGATTGAAAAGTCCTGGTCAAAACTGTAGGACTGTGAAGTAGTATTCGCCATTGGCTAACTCCTTAAAATGTTCCGATTACGTAACAAAAATCACAGTTAGTAAGATCGACGTAAGCTCCTTCATTACAATAAATACCAGCTCCAGGTAATTTAAATTCTTGAACAACGTTATCGGCTGCTGCCCATTTACCATGAAAAACTAAATTTTTTGCTGTCGCACTTCCAGTTTCATTATAAATTTTTATTTCAGCGTCTCCTGCCGTAGCCATTCCATAGACATTCATAATATTAATTTTTGTAATATTAGTAGCTGTTGATGTAGTTGGCGTATTTACTAAACTTTGTAATTGACCATCTGCTGTTAAAACAACTGTTTGTCTTACTTTTGATGTTATTGACATAATTTTATTCTCCTTAAATTTATGCGGGGCCGAAGCCCCACACTAAATTAATTATTACGCTGCAAATGCAAATGCGCCTTTAACAGCTGCTGCTGCACCTGAAAATTCAGTTGCAATAGTCCACGTACCTGTTTCATAACAAATAAAAGCAATTTTGCCTCCAGTTGTTAACAAGTTTGTAGCTGCGCTAACTGGTGTGAAAACTAATTGTGTTTCACCTGCAGTTGAAATGTCAAAAGTTACTTCATCTGCTGCTCTTGATTCTATTACAGAACCTGTAGCCCAAACATCAGTTCCAGCTGCATTAAAAGTTAAAGTGTTAACTCCACCAGTTGTATCTTTTGCTTGTACATAAACACACACACTACCTTGCGTTGCTGCTGGTAATGCTGCTGCAGCTGCTGCTGCACCTGTGTAATTAGTAACATTCATTGAATTATTAATCAAAGTAATGTTAGCACCTGTTGCTAAATCAGTTAAAGTTAAACCTGTCATATCAGGCATTGCTGAACTGTATCTAGTTGTATATGCACCTGTTGTTGTATTTTTAGTAGCCACTTCAAAACCTTTTTCAGATCTTACTGGACCATTAAATGTAGTATTTGCCATGTTAATATTCCTCCTAGAATATAATAAATGTAGTCCCTAGGGGTTGTCGACTATACGCGTCTACATTTAAAATTGTTTTATGTATAGTAAGTTATTTATATATTAGATTTTAGTAGAGTGCAAGAGAGCCCGTAAAGAAAGTGCGATTTCAGCGATGTAGCTTTTGTATTAAGTAGCTACAGAAACTTGTGGAGCAGCGCCTTCAACGCTATTTTGCCTGTGAGCAATTTGAGCTTCTTCAAGCTTGATCTCAGTAATGACTTGTTTAACTTTGTCATCAATTCTGACCATTTCAAGAGTGTATCTATCATTAGATAGATGCTCCTGTTGCCACTTCAACTCCAAGGACCTTTTTTGTTTGTATAGGTCTTGTATCATCAACAACCTCCTCATAGGTTATTCTGTTTACCTTGTCATTATAACTATTTCCAAGGCTTTCCCAATTTATACTCTTTTCTCCCAACTTGTCAAGGATAGATTGTTCAAGAGAAATAGCATTATCTTCCGCATAAACATTAAATTTTGCGTAGTGATTGTATGCCCAGATTGTAATTGTGAATTGTTTCATGGTTTTTTCTTTCTATTTACTAAATATGGCGGAACTATGTTCCGCCATATAAATTTTCTTTTTAATGATTACGCACCTTCAACGCCGTAGATACCTCTAAAGTCAGAAGCGCCAAAAGCGTATCTTTCTCTAGCTTTGTATCTAACGTTACCAGTATCAAAGTCTCCTTCCATTGAAGTTGTCAATGGAGTTCTTGAGAACATTTTCATACCGTTTGGAACGTCAGTGATAATGTAGAATGAATCAGGGTCAGTTAAGAAATTGTTCACTCTGTAACCTTGAGGAATCATTCCCATGCTGTTGATTGCATTGATGTCATTATCAGCAGTTTGAGTTCTACCTTGAGACTTCATAAGTCTTTCAG